TTTTGCAATATGTTCGTACTAATTATACTACTAATACTAATGTTGCTACAACTAGTTATTCTACAATTGGACTTACAGCAGATATAACACCTACAGCCACTGATACTCACATAGTTGGTTTTGTTTCCTTGCAGTGCAGATTTCATAATGTAACATCTGCATATGAAGCTGGATATAGTATTGCAGTTAAAAGAGATTCAACCATTATTTTTGAAGATAATGCTAGTACGAGTAGTAATTTTGCAATTTATTATGCTTTTACTGATGATGGTACTACAAATATAGCAAATAAAAGTAGTTGGAATTTTGCTGATACTTCACACAGTACTACGAGTGCTATAACTTATACAGTTTTTGCTAAAGTACAAGATACTAACGAACAAGGAAAGTTTCAGGATGCTAGTTATCCTTCACAATTATTATTAATGGAGTTTGCAGCGTGAGTAATAAATTTTTTACAGCAGTAAAGAAGTTAAAACCATCTACAGAAATGTGGTTTCAAGGAGAAATTGAAACTGAAGAAGATTTCAATAAAGTTAAATGGTCAACAGGAGTAGATGAAACTAATACTGCTATTTTAGTTGATGTTTGTCCTCATCCAGAACTCACTTGGGAAAAAGTAAATGCTGAAATGACACGACTTCAAACTGAACATGATGCACAAGATTACGCTAGGAAAAGAAAAGCTGAATACCCTAAAATACAAGATTTAGTTATCGCTTTATATGACACGGATGATAAGGCAGCCATTGAAGCCAAACGTGCTGAGATAAAATTGAAATATCCTAAACCGGGGGCCTAGATGTCTTTCGGCGTAGGGGCAATTAGTCAATTATCTTTTGCTGAGTCAACGACTGGAGATGGATCTTCAATCACTATTGTGCCTACTGGAGTTGCTGGGACTTTTAGTGTTGGAAGTGTCGTGCTGGAGTCACTATATGTTCCAACAGGTGTTTCCGCGACTTTTAGTCCAGGAAGTGTTGTACTAGAGTCAATTTATTTTCCAACAGGTGTTTCAATGACATCTGCTATTGGAACGGCGACGGCTACAGGAACAGCAGTTGTTATTCCTACAGGAGTTTCCTCGACTTTCAGCGTTGGAAGTGTTACATTGGAGTCAACATACTTTCCAACTGGGGTGCAGGCAACTTTTTCTCTCGGAACGGCGACGGTTACGGGAACAGCTACTGTCATTCCAACAGGAGTAGAAGCAACTTTTGCAGTGGGAGACTTGAAATTAACAATTTGGAACGGAGTGGACGACTCCTCTACAAATACATGGACGGTGGTACCAACAGGATAAGACATGGCAGACTCGACAATATTAAATCTGGATCTTCAAACGACTGGCGCCAACGCCGGAACGTGGGGATCAAAGACAAATGATAATTTATCTAAAGTAGAAAATGCAATCAAGGGATATGCGGCGGTAAGCGTCGCCAGTTCAGGCACTGTGTCTTTAACGGCTAGCAGTGGAGGAACTGGAGACCAGCAAAGCAGGGCGGCCCTTAAATTAGAGGGATCTTTAAGTGGTAATGTAGCTTTGGAATGTGAGGCCAATCCTTATTGGTACTTCATTCATGACGCTTCGACGCGTGGAGGATACACACTTACATTCGGACCGGCAGGAGGTACACCAATCACGTTGCCTTATACAGCCACTAAATATTTAGTTTATACGGATGGAACAACCATGTTCGACGTCCTAGCTAACGTAGGAAATATTTCATCAGGTGGTACTCTTAGTGCAACTGGTGATATTTCTTTTGATGGAGGGGCTTTTGTATTTAATGAAGCAGGCATTGACACGGATGCACGCTTTGAAGGATTATCAGATATTAATTTGCTACGAACCGAAGCAACCAATGACCGCGTGGGCATTGGAATCGCGGCGCCTCTGGCCAAGCTGGGGGTAACCCAGACAAGTGCGACAGGAGCGGTGCCGTGCATAGAACTGGAACAAATAGATGCAAATTTCGCCTTCACTAACTATAAAGGTACATCAGCTGCTGATAGTTCTGCTAGTCTTTCTTCTTCTACTGCTGAGGCTGCCGCAAAATTTGGTGCAATTAGAATAAGAATTAATGGTACTGATAAATGGATACGCGTTTACGATAGCGCTGTTTAGGAGGCTTCATGACTTTGATCAAGGTACAAGTGGCTCCAGGAGTTGACAAACAATCCACCGAGTACGGTGCAGAAGGACGTTGGACCAATACGGACAACGTTCGTTTTCGTTATGGACTTCCAGAAAAAATAGGAGGATGGGCGAAGGTCACATCCGATGCGCTTGTTGGTGCAGCTAGAGGAATCATTACTTGGTTCTCTTTGGATGGTGATCAGTACGCAATCACAGGAACAAACAAGAAACTTTATGTATACCAGAATGGAGCGTGGAGCGACATTACACCTATAAGATCCACCGGTGCAAGCATAACGGATTTCACAACAACAGATACTTCCACAAGCGTCACCGCGACTGATGCATCCCACGGAGCGATAGAAGGAGATTTTGTCACCATTTCATCCGTGTCAGGAACTGCTAATGGAATAGTGGCGGCGAATCTTGAAGGAGAATTTGAAATTCAATCTGTCACCGACACCAATAATTATGTCATCATCGCTAAATCTGCAGCAACCAGTACTGGTGCAGCTTCAGTTACAGCAACAGCTGAATACCAGATCAACACCAATCCAGCCGTTTCCATACTAGGTTATGGATGGGGTGCTGGACCATGGGGTGGTGTCAGTGGCGGACCAGGATGGGGAACATCCCGTGCGTCCTTGGCCGCGCCAAACAGCGTTGAATTAGATTCCGGTAAATGGTCATTAGATAACTGGGGTGAAGACGTATTAGCACAACAACTTAATGGTGGACTTTATTACTGGGACACTTCAGCAAGCACCTCGACGGTGCAAAGGGCGGAAGATACAACTGTATCCAATGCCCCTACATCTAGTAGGTTCGTGATGGTTTCAGGTACTGATAGGCATGTTATATGTTTTGGAACTGAGACAACTATTGGAACAGCGACTACTCGTGATGACATGTTCATTAGATGGTGTGATCAGGAAAATGTAAATGATTGGGCACCGACTGCTACTAACACAGCAGGCACTCAAAGACTAACTGCAGGAAGTAAGTTAGTATCATCTAAACGTTCACGTGGTGCGGTATTAATATGGAGCGACACTGCTTTGTATCAGATGACTTTAATTGGTGCTCCCTTCACATTTGGATTTTCACAATTAGGATCTGCATGCGGAGCTTGTGGACTTCACTCTACAGTGGAGAGTAATGGAAGAGCTTTCTGGATGGGAACTGATTCATTTTTCATGTTTGACGGTTCAGTGCAAAAGATTCCATGCTCAGTGGAGGATTTTGTTTTTAAGGACATAGATGCTGCATCGCAGAAGGATACTTTTGCTGCATTGAACACTGAATTCAATGAGTGCACCTGGTTTTATCCATCAAGTGGATCTTCCGTGATAGATAGATGTGTCACTTATAATTATGCAGAAAAAGTATGGTTTAATGGGACATTGTCTCGTTCTTCTTGGGCGGACAAGGGAGTATACCAATACCCATATGCAACAGAATACAATGCAACTGATTCAACAGCAACAATAAGTACCATAACTGGTCTTACTGATGGAAGAAGTTTCATGCATTCACAGGAAAATGGAAACAATGCTGATGGCTCAGCAATGAGTTCTGAGATAAAATCAGGAGAATTTGTTATTCCTCAAGCAGGGGAAAGACTGATGTCAATCAAGCGTTTCATTCCTGACTTTAAAAATTTATCAGGAACAGTGAATGTTGAACTGGATTTCAAACTATACCCTACAAGTAGCACTGTAACCAACGGTCCTTTCTCTGTTACTACATCCACTACTAAAGTGGACACGAGAGCTAGAGGAAGACAGGGAGCAATCAAGATTACAAGTTCTGCTATTGATACGGCATGGCGCTATGGCACATACCGTGCGGACGTACAACAAGATGGATTAAGGTAATGGTCAGCAAGGAAGAATATTTAAACTACATGCAAGGGTCTGGTTACTTGGATAGCCCTATATTCCAACAAGGTTTTGAAAGATGGGATCCAGAAAGTAAAGAATCTGCATGGATGGAACTATTATATAATACTCCTCTGCGCGGGGATAATGTAGGTATGGCAGGACGGAGCACAGGTATGTATGTTCCAGGACCATCTGAAGGACAACAAGAAAGGGGATATTATGATCAATTCCATGACGCGATGGGACATGAAACTAGCCATTTAGGATGGGATTATGATAACGCATTTAGAAAAGGAATAGCAGAGATTGGCGGAGGATGGAATACTAGGGGGGAAGAAAATTGGAATTATATGCATGATATGATATATGGTAATCCAGATTTTCTTTCAACACAAAGAAATTATTTAATGAATAAAGGTTTTTACAATCCGTCACCAACTGTGCCCCCTTCAATGGGATTCAAGGGTCCAGCTGATTGGACAGAAAAAGGTTATAGTGCCATTTCAGGATCAGGACTGGTTGATTGGCAACAAGATCTGCTTAGGACAGGGTTAACTGATCGTGTCACTACTCAAGATAGAGGTCAGGCGGCTCCACCAGTATCACAACCTTCGGGTAGACCTCCGGGTCAACCAAGTACTGGACCTCATATAGGATATGGAGCTAGTGCTACTCCACCACCACAAAGAGATTACACAAGGCATGAAGCTTATGGTCTTAGAAGAGGAGGCATAGCAAGTTTATGGCACAGATAAACATACCAAGACTTCCTGCGGCTCAGGATGAGTACAGCAAGGAACAAATCAACCAGATGATCCAGACACT